AGAAGAACATCCATGATGGCGAAGGCATCTTTGAGCGTGACTTCCTGACGGCGCGCAAGCTTAAGGCGCTGTCGGGCAAAAAGGGATACATTGCCTCGCAGATCAAGAAGGTGATCGAGGAAGGGCCGGAGAAATGCAATACCGATAGCATCAACCCAGCCGAAAAGGATAAGAAGAAGCGCTTCTCCGTATGGTATTACTACGGGGCGATGACTCGCAAGGATTTGGAATCGGCTAATTCCGAACTCGTTGAGAAGATGGATAAGTCGGTCGACGAGTTTTACTGCATCGTCACAATGGTCAATGACTCTGTCATCCGCGCGGTGCTGAACCCGCTTGAGTCCGGCACGTTCCCGTACCATGCAATGCCATGGAGTCGCCGTGCTGGCTCATGGGCTGGCGTTGGAGTCGCCGAGCAGCTTAGCGGGCCACAGCGCATGCTCAACGCATCCACGCGCGCGCTGCTGAACAATGCCGGCCTGTCGTGTGGCCCGCAGATCGTCATTGACCGTCAAGCCATCGAGCCGGCGCAAGCCAATGACTGGGTTCTCCGCCCGAACAAAATATGGTTCAAGTCGCCGGATGCTGTGAATCCTGATGTACGCACCGCGTTTATGTCCGTGGTTATCCCGAATGTGGGCGACCAGATGAACGCGATCATTGCGCTTGCCGAGCGTCAGGCGGAGGAGGCGACGAATATCCCGCTTATTTCGCAAGGTCAGACCGGCCCGACAACGCCTGATACGCTGGGCGCCACGCAACTACAGAACAACAACGCGAACACGCTGTTGCGCAGTATCGGCTATTCGTACGATGACCATATTACCGAGCCTGTCGTGCGCGCGTACTACGAATACTTATTGCTTGACCCGGAAGTGCCTGACGATGAAAAGGGCGATTGCAATATCAATGCGCATGGATCGGTTGCGCTAGTCGAGCGCGCCATCCAGGACCAGACGTTGGCGATGATGACGCAAATGGTGCTCAATCCAGCTTTCGGCATCAATCCCAAGTCATGGCTGACTGAGTGGCTGAAGTCGAATCGACTTGACCCGCGCACCATGCAATATACCGAGGAAGAACAGAAGAAGATGGCGGAAGCGCCGCCACCTGAAGACCCGGCCGTGACGGTGGCGAAGATTCGCGCCGAGTCGGCGAAGGAAATCGAGGGCATGAAGCTGGGCCAGGAGACGGCACCTCAAGGCGTGCCGCAAGCTCCTGATAACTCGCTCCAGATCGCGCAACTGAAGGCGCAAACAGACCTCCAGAAAGCGCAGATGGACATGCAAGCGAAACAGGCAGCGGCCGAACAAGCCGCAGCCGAGGCGCAAAAGCAGCGTGAGCATGATTTGCAGATGAAACAGATTGATCTGCAAATCAAGCAGCTTGAATTGCAAGCCGCACAGCAGTCCGAGCAAGCGCATATCTCAGCAAGTCAGCAGGAATCGTTGGATACCGCAAAAACTGAACTAGCCAAGACGACCATCAATGACCAGACTAAGCGCGAACTCGCCGAGCAAGAAACTAACCTCGCAATCACGCTGGACCAAGCTGGTAAGGATCACGATGTCCGCATGAATCCGCCGAGCCTAGTGCGCGACGAGCTTTCCACCGATGAGACGCCATGAGCAACGCCATTGAGCGCGCCGAACTGACCGAAGGAGACTTGGTTAGCCCGACTTGGGGCAAGATCAAGCGCCACCTTGACAGCCGCTTAGCGCATTTGCGTGAGCAGCTTGAGCAAGATGTGAGCGAACAGAAAAGCGCAAGGATTCGCGGGCAGATAGCAGAGGTCAAGCTGTTCTTGGGCCTCGCAGACGACCGACCAATTTTGTAGTACCCCGCCGCCCATCGTGACGGCAACGACTGCACCAGACGACAACGCCCGGTGTGTAATCGGCTCGCGCAAGCGGGCTTTTTGTTTTTGTGAGGTAGCCGAATGAACGTAGATGACGCAGCAGATGATGCTTTCAACGCAGGTTTCAGCGACGACCAACCCGAACTGACGGCAACGCCAGAAAAGCAGGGCGCGGAGCCGCAACAAACCCAAGATGAAAGCGCGCAAGTCGATCAATCTCAGCAGGAGCCAGCGGGCAAGCTTAAGCCGGCGCCAGTCGAGTATGCGCAGATCACCAAACAGGATTACGAATCGCTTCTGGCCAAGGCGGCGAAGGTTGACGAACTCGCGTCCACCCATGCCCAGGCAGTGAATTCCCTGAATGGCAAGTATGGCAGCATGAAACAAGTGATCGACCGCTTGCAAGCATCGGCTGAGCCTGGGCAGAAAATCCAGGCGACCATTGAGGATTTTAAAGAGCTGGTGGACGAGGGATATCCCGACCTTGCAGAAATGCAGATGGCCGGCATCAACCGAGTCCTATCCAAGCTGAACCTGCGCGGCACCGGCGACAAGCCAACCGCTCCAGCGTTTGACGAGGCCAAGGCTAAAGAAATCTTCGGTGCGGAGTTCAAGACTGGTTCCGAGGAGCTGCGCGAGCAGTTGCGCTACGAACTCGCCAAGGACGCCCTGACAGACGAGCATGAGGATTGGGAGACGGTAATCAAAACTCCCGAGTTTGCGAAATGGAACAAAGACAATTCTATCGACGCTAAAAAAGATCGAAAAGGAATTCCGTTCGCTGACAGCCAAGATCCGCGTTTCGTCGCCAAGGTCATCTCTGACTTCAAAGCAGCACAGAAACAAACGGCAACACGCCAAAGCCGGCTAGCCGATGCCGTCACGCCTAAGGGCGCTGGCGGTCATGGCACCGGGCAAACTGAAACAGACGCGTTCACCGACGCTTTCAATTCATAACCGAAAAGAGGAATTATCATGGTAATGGCATCAACCAATGGCGGCCTGACTCCTGGCCGCATCGACAAGTTCAAAGGCAAAATCCTGAAGCACGCGGTTCCGCAAGAAACGCTGGCAAAGGCTGGTCGCCAAGAGCAACTGCCGAAAAACAACAGCAAGAACTACATCGCACGCCGCTGGTTGCCTTACGGCGCCACCGCAGCGAACCCGAATCAGTTCTTCGCCAACGGCACCGGCGACCGCTCGAATGCGATGGTGCAATCGCACCTTACCTCCGAGGGCGTCACCGGCACGCCGGAATCCATCACCCCGATGGACATCACGGTCGTCATGCAACAGTACGATTGCCTGTACGGCTTCACCGATCAGGTCTACGACTTCTACGAGGACGACATCCCAGAGCAGATGGCCATCCAGACCGGCGAGCGTGTGGCGCTGGTCAACGAGATGATCGTGTGGGGCGCTCTGCGTGCCGGCACCAGCCAGTTCTTCGGCGGCAGCGGTACCAACCGTGCAACCGTCAACGGCGCGATCACGCTGAACATGCTGCGCCGCATGGTCAAGCTACTGATGGCGAACCACGCCCGCCCGATCACCACCGTCTTGAAGGCTTCGGCCAACTACGACACCTCGGCAGTCGCCGCCGGCTACATCTGGTACGGCCACACCGATCTGGAATCGGACATCCGCGATCTGCCAGGCTTCGTCCCGGTCGAGAAGTACGCGACCGGCCAAGCGATGCCGAACGAAATCGGCAAGGTGGAAAAGATCCGCTTCATCACCTCGCCTGAGTTCGTGTCGATTCAGGACGTAGGCGCTGCTGTTGGCGTCACCGGCCTGTATTCGACCAACGGCACCAACATTGACGTGTACCAGTTCATTCTGTGCGGCGCCGATGCATGGTCGCAGATCGCGTTGCGCGGCAAGGGTGCTACGGACCCTACCCTGCTGTTGCCAGGCCAGAAATCGAAGTCGGACCCGCACGGTCAGCGCGGCTACTACGGCGCTATCTGGTATAAAGCTGTCATGTTGGAGAATGATGGATGGTTGATTACAGGCAACGTTGGCAACCGTACCTTGGCTTAAATAGAGGGCATTTGACCATCATTTAGTATCGGACAGAACAATTACCAGCTGATATAATTCGACCTCAACAATAGATGAGGTCGGTATGCCAGTCGATAAAGTTTGTCAGCAATGCGGTAAGGATTTCCAAACGCCAAATAGGCGGTCGGAGCTTGTCAAGTATTGTTCAATTCCATGTAGATCAGCAGCGCACCGGGAAATTCATAAGTGCGAATGCTGTGGCGAGGAATTCAGCAGGAAGAAAAGTGACAACCCTGATTCTGCGAAGAAGTATTGCTCAAAAGCGTGTGATCTAGCATCTAGAAAGGGTCGCAAGCATGCGGTTGATCCGGATGCTGCGCAACACTTTAGAGATTGTGAGTACTGCAAAACATCGTTCAAGGTAACTGCTC